GGGTGAACATAAGTCTTAACAGCTTCTTTAAATGTGTTTAGTAGTTCATCAATACGAATAACATATGAGTATGCTTGGTAATATCTACTATCTTGAATTCGCATCGCATCAGAGATAAAACCATCATTCTTGATATAAGAACCTGGATATCTTGCAACCGCACCTAATCTAAAGTCGATAACTGCATAGTCATTAGACAGCGACTTGACCTGTTCGTTGTAGAACGCACGAAGTTTTGTACCAACGTATGTACCGTTAGAATAGCTTGCAGCCCAATAGTTTGGATTTACGATGCTACCATAGTCGCTAAAACCTTCAGTCTCACTATAAGAAGGCGTTTCTTGTGAGAAAGTTCCAGGAGTTCTGTTTAAAGTTATCGGTGAAGCAGACTGCTGAATACCATAAACTGGAGGTGTTAGTGTAGCATAGAAATCGTCTGTGTATCCAACACCAAAGTTAATTATACTATATCGAGTAATACCACCACTAGAGTTAACCCCAGTAATTTTAATTTTAGTGCCAGAACCAGTATTTGAACGAACTTCAAAAATCTGTCCTAGTCTGAACCCTGCGCCATTTCTAATAATAGAGCTGTTTGCTGTAGTGCTTAAAACTACACCAGTTACAGAATCAAAAGAAACTGTGTAACCAACTTTAATTTCACCAACAAAGTTTTTATCAAGGAACAACTCGTAAACGTTACCGCTATACGGTTCAACACGTTGTACAGTAGTTTTGATAGTTACGTTGTCACCAACTATAGTTAATTCGTCTCCAGCTAAAGATAGCGGATCCCCACTGGTAATAGTTACGAAAATAGAAACGTCTTGCTGCCATTTACCGTCAGATGCACGCAACATGTACTCACCTGGATACATAATTTCTGCTTCTTTATTAAACAGAAAACGCATCAGTGATTGAACAGACTCTTCAGATCCTTTGGCACGATAGTTGGCTCTGATATTCTTTAAAATAGTAGTTTCGTCTAACGTTGGGTTTGTTTGATTAAACGAACCAACGTAATTAACTTCATTTTTAATATGCTGGACAAACTTATCTGCAGTTTCATCTAAGTCACGAACAGACTTGATATCTACTTCTTGCTGGTCCAGATACGTATAGTAGTACTCTAAAAACTTAATGAAGACTGGATAGTCCTCCCTGATAAACTCAGGGAGTTGTTTAGGTAGTACTGTAGATAACTTGACTCTGTTACTCATTATGATCTACTTGAAGTAAAGATGTGATTTGTACCGCCAGCTGAGTCTCCAGAAGAAATCTTGTCTACGATAACGTTTACTGTGATTAGATTGTCTGGAATACTAACTAGACTTTGTCTTGCAGAAATTGCATCATATGATGATGGTTTAAAAATAAATTTAAACGCTGAATCTTGAATAGCTACGATGTTAAGGCTAGGTAACTTCACTAGACCTTTCTGATAATCTACCGTGCCAATGTTAGTCTTAACGATTGTCTTAATAGTTGCTGCTACATAGTAGAACATTCTAAGATTACCAACACCATCATCATCGATATAGTAAACGTTAGTATCGTCGGGGATATAGAAACCAGTAGAAAGCACAGCTTCTTCTGGAACACCTTCTGAGTAAATTGGGTTCACTAGGTTGATAGTGTAATCAGAAATAACATTGTAAGCTGGAGTTATTTCTTTATGTAATTTGATAGTTGTTACGTTACCTACGATAGAATCTTCTGTCTGGTCAATAAGACGTGAAATCTTAGACTGACGGAAAATGGAATCGAACTGCTCTAAGTCTGTATCATTATAATTTTTGATTGTGTCAATAACCAAACTCTGTAATTCAGAAGGTGTTCTGTTTGTCAATCTTGGATTATAGTAGATAGATGTTTCTACTTCAACTTGTGTATATTCTGGATCCAGAATCTCAGGAACAATAGAAACAACGTTCTTACTCTTTAGTAAAGACTTAACGATACTCTTCTCAGACTCATTTAGTCTAGCAGAAGTCTTTGGTTTAATTGTAATAAACACTTTACCATACGTAGGGATCTCATGATCCTCGCCACCCCATACGTTAATAGAATCTGCATTAGCAAAATTAGTAGCAATTAACGTTCTATAGTCTTCAATTGTAACAGCACGATCTTGTGCAGCAAATAACTTTGGTGCATTGTAACGAATACTCTCAATATCTTCCTGGTCAGCACCACCAGACGCAACGGCACGTGTTTCTACACTAACTGTTCCACCAAGTAGAGTGCTACCTTGATAACTAAACAAACGAGATCCATTTGGGATGTCTTTGTCAGTCACCATATACTCGAATGTTACGATGTTACCATTTTCTAGTTTTTTACCAATAGTACCGTCGCCGAAATAAACTTCATAAAGCTGTCCTTCGATCTCTTTGATGAAATAAACAGGAGAAGTAGCTGTCACACCAATAACACCGTCAGCACGACTGAAAGTCTCAAACGATGTAGAAGAAGCAGACTCTTGAACTCTTACAGATAGTGTTGATAGGTCGACGTCTACGTTTGGAATGATAAACTTAGTAGAAGAAGACGCTTCATATTTAAATGTTAGAGGAGTACCTTGACGAATAATTAGATTAGAAAATGTATAAGTGCTACCAGAAATAGTGGTAGTAACTTCTCCAAGGTTATAGAACGTATAAGTTGTTCCATCAATCTGAGTGTTAAACTGAGAGTATTTTGGTAGTGTTAGTGTGATAGGAGTAGTAGCAGTGTTTCTAACGACAACGTCCACTGTAGCAGTTGCAGCAGTAGCAGACTTTGGAATATAACCAAGATTCTTAGCTAGTGATACAACAGAAGAACGTTTAGACGCTGAGTCTAAGAATGACTCGTTAACAGCCAAGTTATTGTACAGAGCATTATAGTGGGTGTTGTAAGCTAGAATGTCCAGTAGAACAGACAATCCAGATCCTTCAAAGTCGTAGTCTTGGAACTCGGTCTGACCTTTAAGAAAATCTTTTAGGTTTGATTTGATCTGATCAAATTCTAGTTCTGTTGTAGTTATTTTTCTATTTGCCATTATCGGGTTCTCTCTAATACCAGTTCAAGAGTTAGTGGTCTTTCTGTATTGACAATCTTAAACTCTACGCTTACGTAAACTGCATTGTTATCTTCACTAACATCCGCTTGAACGTTAATGAGTTGGACTCTAGGTTCAAAGTTCGTAACCAGATCTTCTATAGAACGTTCAAGTAACGCTCTGGTCATAGGAGTTGCTGGTTCAAATAGTAGTGCTCTAACTTGAGAACCAATTTCACTATGGAACGGACGCTCGTAGTTAGAAGTTAAAATTAAATTCTTTAGGCTAGCTTTAATAGCGTTCTCATCGTATCTGCGTGAGATATCCTTAGTCACTGGATGAGCAGTGAAATTCAGGTCGAGATCGGAGAATATTCTTGTGTTTCTTGCCATACTATTATTTAGGTTAGTTTACAAAAACGTTGGGGCTACCTTCGGCACATATATCACCGCAGGACTGTTGATCACCGACTCTAGCTACAGCTTTACCGTTAATAAACACGTTGGGGCTACCTTGGGCTTGGATAGCATCATGTGTACTAATACCACATGTATGAGGAGCCCAGCGATCTCCTACTCTGTGAACAGCTTTACCGTTAATAAACACGTTGGGGCTGCCTTCCAAATTCGGTCTTGGTTCGAAGCAATGCCCAGCTGACTTGTCACCTAATCTAACTACTGCACCCATTATAACTCCAATTCAGGATACTTGGCAACAGCTTGTTGATATCCTACACCACTAGAAACCGCAGTTCTTAGAGCTTGTAAAGATGCTTGCCAATTTTGACGAACTGTTAGAACCCAAGTAGCAGTAGTTTTATACGAGTCGTATAGTGGATCACCGACTGGGGAAGATGTACCCCATGGAGCTACAGGATTTAGTTCGTCTGTGAAAGAATATAGAGAAATAGTGAATGTTATTTCTCTGGTTTCAACAGAAGGTGGAACATACTGATATAAACCTTTGTATGTTGAAGGTAAGTCAGCAAATCTACCGACCGTCGCAAAAGATTTTTTACCAGTCGAGTCCTGAGACGTAAACTTAATAACTCTAGTGAACATATCTGAAAATACGCTAGAAAATGTAAAACTAGATTCTGTGTTAGTTACAACCAAGTCAGAAATATCATCAGAACAAGTAACACTTTCTACATAAATGAATGTGCTGGCGTCTGGTGTTAATGTAACGGTAGAGCCAGTAGTTCCTACAAACTCTGTGACTTCTTGATTGGTTGGCGAGTATGTTATAGTCATATTAAGATCCGAATAAGAATAGTCCCTTGGCACCAGTCTTCTGTGCGCCAGTCTGATCAACAGTCTTGTCGTCAATCATAGTAAATGCCATTTTAGCGTTACCTTCGGTAGAGTATGAGATGTGAATCCAATTCATCCAACCTGGACCTGGATTAAATTTAGCACCTGGACGACGATATTCAAGAATTATTTGGTTGTATGGTAGAATCTTTTCTAGATCTACAGCAAGTTTCCACATATCTTCAAAAGAACGTTTAGGGTTAAATCTAAAGTCCATTGCTCGACCTTTATTGTGGTCTGAACCGTTGTTACCATTTCTTAAACCAGAGTTAATACACCAAGCACCTTTCGCTGACATTGGTGCGAACTTGCCACTAGTTGGACCAAGAAGTTCATATATTGGTTCACAGATATTTTCTGCAAGAGCAGCAAGGTTAGCGATAATGTCTTGTTTTGTATACATCTTTGTACCACCACCTTGTCCAATAGATGGAGGTAGTGCGATGTCTTGTAATATTACAGACGGTTCAATCAAGTGTTCGATTCTAAAGTTCTTAGAAAGTTTGTAAGATGGTGGGAAATCAGATCTAGTGTAGATATTAGTTGTATCAACTTTCTTACCCTCAACTTTATTTCCAGATGGCAAGGCAGCTTCTTGAGCAGTACCTGTAGAATTCTCTGGTGCCTTATAAGTTGGATTATCGAATTGCTTTTCCTTTTCGGCTTGACCTTCTGGTGTAGCCCACTCATCTGGAGTTTCAAACTTAGCAATATCATCGAATGAACGCTCTGGTGGTACTAAGTTATCAAACTCAGTTGCACCTGGAGCACCCTTTTCTGGATAAGTGACTTCATCTGTTTGTACTGCTTCGATCTCTGGAACTCCAGCAGAAGCACCATTCTGAATGTCAATAATAGAACCATCCATCTGTAGATTACCACCAGCGTTTAGCTTCATCTCTGCAGAAGATTGTAACCCAACTTGTGCAGCAGAAACTGCAGTGATGTTATCTGCAGATTTAAAATTAATACTACCTGTAGCTTCAACAACAGACTGTCCGTCAACTTTTGTTTTAGAGTCACCAGTAACATGTGTTGTGAAATTACCACCAACGTTCAAATCAAAGTCTTGAGCAACGTTCATAGTTAGATTAGTTGCTACGGCAACAGTGGCGTCATTCTTTAGAGTTATGTCACTGGTGCCTTCAACTTCAATTTTAGCATCACCTTGGCATAGAATGCGAATATTACCACCAACAGTTAAGTTAGCTGATCCAACTACGTAGATGTTATTATTTCGTAAAACAATATGATATCCATCACCAACGATAAAGTTCAATTGAGAACCATTTGGATCTATCTCTAAGTACGTACCTTTACGGTGGTACAAGTGAACACGCTCACCATCTGGAGAATCGTCAAACTCCATTAAGTGACCTGATTCAGTCTCCATAACTTTGTTGAACGGATATACTGTATTATAAGAAGACAGTGGTTGTGACCAAGTCTTACCGCCAGCAGTAGGAATATCAAGTTTTCTTGTAGCGTCTTTAAAACCAAAACAAGTACCCTCAATAACACCACGTGCAAGACGATTGGTGTCAGCTTCGTTCATAAAGTCACGTAGAGGATATTTACCTGTTGGATCGGTGAATCCTAAAACATCGGCATTTGCGCTTCTGTCTTCGGTGTATGCTTCCTTTTTATCTGGAGTTGCTGCAGCAATTTCTGAGGCAGATAAGTTTGGCTCAGTGGCAGTTGCATTTTTATTAGTTGGTTCTGGACCAGATTGACCACCTAAGAAATACTCGTAGTACTGTTGTTTAACTAGTGCAATGTCTGGTGAATTAACACCAACAGCGTTCTTGGCTGCAACAAAGAATCCTGGTTCATACATTAGCTTTTGCCAATTTTTGACACGGTCTTTAATATACAGCGCAGCTACAAGAGCAGAAACTTCAATGTCTTCGTCTAACGAATCTGGATTATTAACAATGTCTAAGTTCAATCCAGTTTGGTTAGCTAATTTTTGATAACGTTCGTAGTTACCACGACCTGTTAACTGAATAAACCCTCGTCCGAAATACTTACCACCATCATCATCACTCTTGTTACCCAAGAAGTTTTTACCACGGAAAGATGGACCATAGAAGAAAGCAAAGAAGTCTGAACGACTCATACCTTTCTTCTCAGCATAAGAATATTTTTCTACAACTTCAGTAGTAGCAGTAGAGAATATCTGTTTTAAACGAACTGGATTATAGTTGTACTTTTCTTGTTGTGGAACCCACTTTGATTCACCACCAGCGATACCAAGTAGAGCACACTTTGCATATTTGGTTGTTAGACCAACTTTATCACAAGCTGCAATCAATGCTCTAATACCAACAGAAGCATTAGCTTTAGCACCAGATTTTGGTGGTGGTGTAGTAGGAATATCAGAGATGTTAGCTGGATCAACTGTAGTTGTAGGAGCAACACCAGCTACACTAGAAGATGTGTTATTAGTAGCTGCGTCAGTACCAGTCTTTATTGGATTACCAGAAGAATCTTTAACGACAGTACCATCTGATGTTGTTAAATTACCATCTTGTGGTAGAATAGAATCATTTGAATCTTCAAGGGCACGTTCACCAGTTTTGGTCTGCGGAATACCACCGATTGTACCAATCATAATCGGTTGTTGTAGATCCTCATCACGGAACATCACAACAACCCAAGTCCCTGGAACTGGACCAACTGGAGTCATACCAATACCGCTGATTGCAGCAGAAGTTACTGGTTGCATTGGGTATGCCCAAGGCAAATCAGCTGTTGGTAGTATAGTTTTATCGTCAGTGTGTAAGCCAAGAATACGAACTTGACAACGACCTAACTTAAGAGGGTCATTACGGTTTTCAACGCAACCTGTAAACAATTCCATTATTTCTTCCCGTCAAGATTTACTAGAAGTGAGTCTTTAATCAACTCTAGTGTACACTCATGCCCTTTGTGGCTAATGAAGTGGTTTATTGCTGATATGATGTAGTTACCAGAGAACATATTGTCTAATGTAGATTTATCGTTCTTTGATACTGGCTCGATTTTATGTAACTTAACAAACACTTTTCTACCAACTGTGTAGTCAAATCTACCTGGAACAACAATCTCGATTTTAGTAGATTCAGCTTGTTTTAGTAGAGATGTTCTTTCTTGCACAAACGATGCATTAGTTACATCACCGTAGTTTGAAAAGTTATTGTAATACTTTGGTTCAGAAGTTATCTTAGAGTTGTAACGATAAACTACCTTGCTAGAAGCAGGTGGGTTTTCGTTCAAGTGTGCTTTAGTCTTATAATTCTGAAGCATGTCATAGTTGGTACTCGCTCTTTTCTTAGATGTAATATCATAAGTGTACTGTCTTGAACCATAAAAGCCACTCTGGATTCTATCCATATAATCAAATGCTTCTGGAATACGGATACTCAAGATTCTCTTGTAATCTTCTTCTGGGTTTCTAGCACTACCGTTCTTGATAACATCTCTAGTGTAGTTGTCATACTTAAAATCTTGAGATGTAGTTTGTTTATACAATGTTTCCAACGAAACGTAGTTATATCCGTCTCTGTTCTGGAAGAACACGTAGCTTGGTGTATTTGATCTGTTCTTAGAATTTTCTAACAAGTAAATCATGTTTCTGATTGGTGACCAGAAGTTAGATACATACTTGATAGAATTAGTTGTCTCTTCAATCACATAATTAGACTGAAGCTGAAGTCCATTGACTTTATCTGTCAGTAGAGTTTTTGCGATATCAGAAACCTTACCAGAAAATGTTTTGCTGATTGCTTTGTTCATGTCAATCAGTGCTTCTTGAGAGATAAAGTGCAACTGATAAACAACAGACTTGTCACCATTCATCTGACGGTCTGTCATTTTGTAGATATAAAACTTCTGATCGATGTTACCAACTTTTAGCGTTGGTGTCTTTAGTTTAAGATGTAGGTATTCTTCGCCAACAAAAGGAAACAAGTTTACTAGGTCTAATGAATCTTTTAAGATGAGTGTACCAGTCATAAACGGAGACAAGATGTCTTCGAATATCTGAATACCAATAACTTGTGATGATACATCTTGAAAGAATCCAGACTGTGAAGTTATCTGGACTTTTTCAATGGTGATGTCACCAGCAAATCTTAATATCTCTTTTTGTTGCATTATAACAATTCTTTGTAGCTATCTAAAATAGTAGACAGGATATTTGGAGATATAATTTTGATTCTACGTTTCTTTTCGTTTTCTAACTCTTCGTACTGTCTGTTAGAAACACTAGTCGCTCCAGGAAAATCTGAATTGACAACGTAACCTCTTGAGTCTATCCAATGACGAACACTGTCTGCTTGATTACCATACTTGTCTTCGATGTATGCTTCTAGTTCTGGGATAGGTAACGGAAAGTCTGTTCTGTAATCATATAACTGATTAGCCAACATAACAACCCAGTGGTACTGTGCATTACCATAGAACTTTTCAGCTATAATCTCTGGTGTTTCTCCATCTACAATATCATACGTATCATACAATGCTACGTTTGATAGGATGTCTTTTCTGAAACGAACGTTTTGTGTTATATCTGTCAAACGATAAGCAACACGCTTACCGTTGACATCAAACTCATATAAGAATTTTCCAAACTCATCGAAATACATTATAGACCTTCCTTAACTAGATCCTTGGTCAACAGAGCAAGTTCTTTGAACGTCATCTGAATGTTAATCTGAGTAGGCATACCATTCGCAAAAGTATTGAACTGACCATTTGGTGTATAATTTACAACCATCTCAGTCAATACACAAGACGTGTGACGGTGTAAATTTTCATTAATCTTACCGTTCTGGTAGTATGACACATCAAACTCAGAGGGATAGATGTACAAAAATTCACCTGGATCTTTGTACTCTGGATGCATGTGATACTTAAATTCTTTGATGATATTAAGAACAGCTTCTGCTTCTTTTTCATCACGTGGGAAGAACTGATACTCAAACTGGAATGTTCTATAATCAACGTTCTTAAACAACTGTTCTTTTTTAGGGTTTGCTGCAAGACCAAGAGAAGCACTTGCTGCTGCACCTTGGTTATCGCTACGTAAACCCATAGCACCAACTAGTGATGCAGCTTGTCCACTAAGGTTTTTAGTGTCACCGTCTTGAACAGCTTTAATAATAGCTTCAGCACCTTGCGCTGCAGCTTGATACGCAAAGGTATCTTCTTCACCCCAGTTTACGCCATATCGAACACTAAGTTGATTTGGAACATATAGAGCGATAGCAGTCTTTAGTCGCTTTTGAGCACGTGTCAATGTAGATGATTGGGTCGCTGCAACTCCAATAGCGACACCAGCAGGAGCAGCATTCAGTGCAGCACCTGCCACAGCACCCTTGGCTTTACCTGTTAATAATCCGCCAGCTAGAGCACCTTCTAGAGCAGAACCAGTTGCATTCAGTGCAGCAAAGCCAGCTTTAGATCCAGTAGTAGCGTTACCCTTCTCGTCTGTATTATACAACTTTTCGTTAAGTGCCAAGATTCTAGATCTAATTCTAGGATCGTAATCGTCTACAGTTTTAACCGTTTTATCGTTCAATAACTTAGAATCTACACTGACATTAATATAGAACATGACATAGTTCCCACCGTACTGCTCACTCATGATGTCGAGTGGATACGAGTGTTTCGATATGTCGTATTTCGAAACGCTAGAAAGCATAGCGTTCTTATCGACTTTGTTTTGTACGGCAGGAGATGGAGCAGGTATAGAAGGCTTGCTGCTCGCTGCCTTAGGTGTCATGTTCTGATAGACAAGACCCTTTAAATTATCCATTAAGTCCATGGGTTTCCCTAAATAAGGTAGGATTGTGTTTACTATTATTTAGCCATGTTCCATAAAAGAAAGTATATTCCAGTATTCCCAGAAAAGTATGCAGGAGATCCAACGAATATTATCATGCGAAGTTCTTGGGAAACCCAATTCGCTAGCTGGTGTGATAAGAACCCAGCTGTCAAAAAGTGGAAGTCAGAAGAAACTGTAGTTCCTTACAGATGCCCTACTGACGACAGAATCCACCGATATTTCGTAGACTTCCAAGTACAAATACTAGATCGAACAGGCAGTTTAAAGACTTATCTGATCGAGGTAAAACCGCATTCTCAGACAATGCCACCAGTGTATCCTGGAAGAAAGACTCAGCGATATCTAACAGAATCTCTAACATTTATCAAAAACCAAGCCAAGTGGAAAGCTGCACATGAGTATGCCAAAGACAGAGGGTGGGAATTCAAGATTATAACAGAGTATGAACTTGGACTTAAACAACCTAAATAATTAAATGGCTAAAAGAACACCCACACTTCAAGATGTATTTGACAAGAATCGCTACGACTTAGAAATCGCAGCGAAGAGATCTCGCACATGGTTTACTAATCAGGTGCTGATGTTGAACAAAGAAGGGTTAACGCCAAACAAGATAATGAAGGCTGATGTACAAAATCTATCAGCTTCGGTAGTTCCTGGAAGACTATACATGTTCTTCTACGATCCTAAAATGAAGAAAGAACTACCATACTATGACCGTTTTCCATTAGTGTTTCCTTTTAGAAAAGCTGAGGGTGGATTCTACGGTCTGAATATGCACTATTTACCGTACCAGCTTAGAGTACAACTTTTAGATCGTCTAGCCGAGTTCACTAATAACGAACGTATGGACCAGACTACTAAACTAAAGTATTCATGGCAGATGATTGATGGTATTTCTAGATACAAAGCAGCCGAACCATGCGTGAAACACTATCTACTCGATCATGTGAGATCTCCCTTTAAACAAGTCTTTGCTGCAGACTGGGCTACGGCTATGTTGTTACCAGTAGAAAGATTCGAGAAAGCATCTAAAGAACAAGTTTGGGCTGACACCAGAAGGAAAATGCGATAATGGCAACTGCTACAAAAAGCACTAAGTTAAGAGACTTTATAGCTAATATAAAGACGGACGGTCTTATTAAGACTAACCGTTACACTGTAACACTAACTCCTCCAAAGGCAGTTGGTGAAACTGGTGATATTAGAAAGATGTTACTGTACTGCGCTGATACCCAACTCCCAGGTGTAAACATTTCTACAGCACAAATTAGATCATTTGGTGAACTACGTGAAGCACCGTATGAACGTTTGTTCGATAGTATCAATATGACATTCTATGTTGATAACAACATGTTTGTCAAAGGTTTCTTCGACCGTTGGATCAACTGCATTCAAAACCCACAATCTAGAACATTTGAATACTATAACAACTACATCACCAATATCAAAATTGAAGTTGAAGATATCAAAGACAGAAAACGTTACGAAGTAGAACTATACGAGTGTTATCCAAAATCTGTCAGTGCTATTCAACTGGGATATGAGACCAAAGACATCATGAGACTACAAGTTGTCATGAACTATAGAAACTGGGTATCTAATCCAATCAATGTTCCTTTAGATAAACGTGTATCACAATGGGACGCTATCAAAGAATCATTCAGTATTCCAGACAAGTGGTTAAACAACTTTGGTGGTTATCAGAGTGACTTTAATGACGTTCAACCTGAAACTGCTGGTATGGTTACTGGTATCACACAATACAGCGGAAGATGAAATCACAAGAATCTTGGATGAATAGTAAGTGGCGTCCAGCTATGGGTTGGACGTACATGGTCATCTGCATCTTAGATTTTGCAATATTCCCAATCGGCTGGTCAGTACTCCAAGCCCTAGCAGAAGGTACAGTAACTAGCCAATGGGATCCTTTAACCCTAAAAGGTGCTGGTTTATTTCATATGGCAATGGGTGCCATCGTTGGAGTTACTGCTTGGAGTCGTGGTCAAGAAAAACTTGCTACAATGACCCCAACTCCAGAAATAAATACTAAACCGACATTGAAGTTAGATCCAGTGGATCCAATAACTCGTAATACTAGGAATGATTAATGAAGATTGATGAAAAGTTGTCAGAAGTATTTGATATAGAACCTATGAGTTCTAATACAGAAATCATCACCAAAGATGGTGAGGTTATATCCAGTCAATCTAACAAAATTGAAGATGACTATGATGTAACAAGAGGTAATCTACGCTTGTTGTTGACACAAGGACAACAAGCACTAATGAAAGCACTAGATGTGGCTAACCAGTCAGAACATCCTCGTGCGTTTGAAGTTGTAGGTAACTTAATGAAACAGTTGGCTGATATAAACCAGCAGTTGTTAGACCTACATCAACAAAAACAGAAACTTGATGCTCCAAAAGACGGTGCCAAGAAAGAAGTGACCAATAACAATGCTATCTTTGTGGGTAGCACTGCTGAGTTGAATAAAATGCTAAAGAATATGACTAAAGGAGAATAATTATGGCTTTACCTATGATGTCCGCACCAACCTACACTATGACAATTCCATCTAGTGGCGCAAAGGTTAAGTATCGTCCGTTTCTAGTTAAAGAAGAAAAGGCACTATTAATTGCACAACAATCTGAAGACTCATTGACTATGGTCGAGACTCTTAAAGATGTTATCAAAAATTGTGTACAAGACAAGTTAGATGTAAACAAGCTAGCTACGTTCGATCTGGAATACATGTTTATCCAGATCCGTGGTAAGTCAGTTGGTGAACAACTAGAACTTATCTTCCCATGCGACGTTGACCATGGTGAACAGAATGAGAAAGCTAGGTCTAAAGTCGTCATCGACTTAAACGAACTTAATGTCGAAAAGCCAGAAAATCACACAAACAAGTTCCAGTTGTTTAATGATGTTGGCGTTGTGATGAAGTATCCAACTATTGATACATTAAAGAAACTAGAAAATATTGATGTTACAGATTATGACAAAATCTTTGAGATTATGGCATACTCTATTGAATACATTTACGATGGTGAAGAAATTTATCACGCTTCTGAGCAAAAACATGAAGAGTTGATTCAGTTTATTAACAACCTAAGTTCTGAACAGTTTGTTAAGCTACAATCATTCTTCGAGTCTATGCCTAAGCTACGCAAAGAAATCGAATACACATGTCCGATCTGCGGTAAGCACCATAAGAAGGTGCTGGAGGGTATCCAAAGTTTTTTCTAGCATTGCTCAGTCATGAGAGTCTTGAGAATTTCTACAAGATGAACTTTGCGCTAATGCAATACCACAAGTATTCGTTGGCTGAGCTAGAAGGAATGATACCGTTCGAACGAGAGATCTACGTGTTTATGTTGATTCAGTACTTAGAAGAAGAAAAGAAAAGAATAGAATCTAAGAAAAGAGAATTCTGATGGCAAAGAAACCACCTATGCAAGTACATGTTACATCTAGTGACATGAAATCTCTATTAGAGGCTCAACGTGAGTCTCTAACCACATTGCGCTCGATGGAAGAGATTATGAAGACAGTTAAGTTGGCAGAACTGGCTAACTTAGTTGAAACTAAAAAGATCGATGACGAAAACGCTAAAGAGATTGAAATTGCTAAAAAGCAGTTGAAGGTTCAACAAGAACAACTAAAAGCTGCTAAAGAGTTTGCTACAAAATTCAAAGAAGCGCAGAAGATGCGTGATGAAGAAGCTGAAGCTATCAAAAACATAGCTATCGGTATGACCACATTTAAAACTATGGCAGATCGCTTTGGTGATATGAAGAAGGGGTTGTCTGATAAATACGGTTCTGCTTCTGCTCTTAAAACCACTGCGATGAAAGCATTTAACATCGGTGGTATATTCAATAAGTCCATCGAACGTGAAAAGTTCATGCAGTCGCAAAAAGCTATGGGCTCTGATAAGTCTAACGCTGATTTACGCAAAGACTTTGAACAAGCACAGAAAGCGTCCAAAGAAGCCAAGAAGATTGAACAAAAAATATCAGAGTTCAAAAAACTAACTGGTCTTTCTGAAGAAGGTATGAAAAAATACGGTAAAGGTAGAGAACTATTAGACAAACGTTCTGCCAATGCTGATGTTTATGCTCAATACGATCTACGTGCTGCTAGTTTAAAACAAAAAACTCCAACTGAAGAGTTTGCTGGTGAAAATAGTGCAGAAGAAGCTCAGATTGAAAATGCTCAAAAGATGGATCAACAAAGTGATCTATTAGAAAAGATTGAACAGAACACTCGCTCTGATGCACAACAACAAAAGGTTAAACCTGCAGATTCCACCTCTGGTGGTTTGCTTGGTAATCTATTAGGTGGTGGAAAAGCTGGTAAACTTCTATCTGGTCTAAAAGATTTTGGTGTTGGTATAGTTCTAGTAGCAGGTTCATTATTTATCGCTGCAAAAGCATTCCAACAGTTTGCTGAAGTTGAGTGGGAAGATGTTGGTAAGGGTGTTGTTGCACTAGGTGCTCTAACAGTTGCTGCTCTTGCGCTTGATAAAGTTAAAGGCAGTATGATTGGTAGTGCTGTAGGTCTTGGCGCACTATCTCTGGCAACATGGGGTATCTCTAAAGCACTAAAAGAATTCTCTGACCTAGATTGGGAAACTATCGGCAAAGGTTTTGTGGCAGTTGCTGGTCTTGGTGCACTAGGTGTCGTATTAGGTAACTTTGTTGGTCCAGCAATGCTAGGTGCTGCAGCGATGGCTGCACTAGGTGGTGGTCTTTGGGTTATTGGTGAAGCCATGCAAGCTGTCGGAGAAGGTTTCGACAAGATGAATGAAGGGTTGGCGAAGTTAGCTGAACTAGATGGTGCTAACTTATTAACAGTAGCTGCAGGTGTTGCTGCACTTGGTCCAGCTATGGCATTATTTGCAGCGGGTAACGTTGCTTCTGGTTTATCTAACCTAGTTACTGGTTTACTGTCTGCAGTAACTGGTCAAAAGAGTCCTGTCGATCAACTAATTGAGATTGGTAAAGCTGGCGATGGTATCTCTAAAGCTGGTACTGGTATGCAGTCTCTGGGTGAGGCTATGCGTGCATTCTCTGGTATCAAGAAAGATGATCTAAAGGCACTAGACGCATTCCCTTGGGAAAAGGCTACAAAGTTTGTCGCTGCGGGTGGTGCTATGTCTGCTAATGGCACACAAGTGATGAACAGATCCAAGTCAAACGCTGATGAAGCTGCATCTACTGATAAGGCTGTTTCTTCTGGTGGTACTACTGTTGTTGCACCTTCCAGCACAACTATCAACAGACAGACTCAAGTTGTTTCTCTACCTGTTAGAAACCAAGAACAATCTATGGGTCGATACTTACGTAGCAGATACGCATAAAACAAAAAAGCCACCGAAAGGTGGCTTTAAACTTTCTAGAGTCAGTTTATTCTTCTTGAGCGATCTTCTCAAAGTAAGACATAACATCATCGTCATCGTCGTCCATTGGAGCAGGTTTAGATGCAGCCTTTGGAGTAAATGCAGCAGACTTAGCTTGTGGTGCTGGAGCACTTGGACGATCTTCTTGTTCTGCCATCTCAGCTGCAGACTTACCTACAAATGAGTCACCAGAAAGAACCTCGTTCAACTTCTTCTTCAACTCATCATAAGACTTGAAGTTCTTACGATCAGTGAATTCAGCCAACTTGTGTTGGGCACCTGCGATACGCACAATCTCGTCGTCATCACCAACTGCAACTGGTTCAGTGAACACTGATTCGTCATAGTTGGCATAACCATCTTTCTTACGCATGCGAAGTTTAAAGTTCGCACCTTCCCAGAAGTCAAACACGTTCACTGGCTTTTCATCTTCGAAAGTAGGACGTGCTTTGTCCATAATCTTGTCAAAGATTTTCTTGCCGAACTTGAACAAGAAGACTTTACCTTCATTCTCAGGGTGCTTTGGGTCAGACACAACTAGAACGTTGGCGATGAAAGATAGTTTACGCTTTTGTTTGCGAGCAATCTCTTTATTGGCTTCTGAACCACTGTTCCATAGCTGAGTGTTTAGCTCACCAACAGGATCGTTTTCACCAAGAGTGGTTAGAGAGTTTTCGATATACCACTTACCAGTTGGACCTTGGAAACCATGAGAGAAGATACGAACCCATGGGAGTTCATCACCTTCAACACGTGGTAGGAATCGAATAGTTGCTGTACCGTTACCAGCCTTGTCACCTTCAAGACGCCAGAAGCGATCGTCGGCATAAGACTTTTGTTCGGTTTGGGGATTGGCGACTTTCTCGAATGCATTAGAAATTGCACCGAAGTCAGAGTTGCGCATTTTGCGTAGAGTTTGAATATCCATCGTATTTTCCTTTGTATAAAAATGTATTAACTTTGTTTGATATATTGAATGTATACATCATCATCTATCTCAACCTCGTCATTGAATGAGTCTTCATTCAAATCAAAGTTTTCATCATCTTCTTCAACATAACTATTTAGCGTTCTCATTCCGCCAGTTTTTTTACCGTTAGAATGTCTTGCGTGTTTTCCCGAACGACCAGAGGAAATTTCGTCATCGTAGCGATTGTTCAGCTTTTTGTAGGTCTTGCCCATGATAATTACTCTGCAATTTCTTCCTTAAATTTCTCGAAGATTTGTGATAACTTAATCTTATCGTATTTTACGAAACCAGACAACTTTATTGCTCGTCTCATTTCGTCATCCCATATGTATCTTACAGTAGGATGCACTTTCCACTGGTCTAATATTCCTGTGAAATCATCTATAATCCTTAGAGACTCGATTGTTATCTTACCACCAATGAATAACTTTAGAGTTACTGGATATTCATTGTCTACAAAATCAAATATTGCGGAGTTTGTTAGTTTGTTGACCTCAACGTGTGTCAATAGTGTCGCAAGGTCATCAATAAATGTTTTAGTTATTGATTGTTTACGTTTCTGCCACAGCTGATAATTGTCTTCTGCTTCTTGACCTGCATAGATTGCAGTGTCCTTACCATACGCAAAATTAGCAACAAAGAACTGGATGATGTCTTTATCATCTGGTCTCTTTGACGCTAACTTCTCGAATATGTATCTGTCATTCCTAGCATTAAACGCTTCACGTGTCCCACGAACATTTCCTCTGTTCTCAAAGACATTAAACTTATCAGTCGTAAAGTGTAACTTGATAGCTAGGTAATAACGGTATGCTTTAAATCCGTCCATTTCTACACTTCTTTTTTACTTCTATTGGAAAATCTGGAGAGATCTCGGAGTATGTACAATTGTAGTATTTACCATTACCATCTCCAACGAACATCATGGCACACATAAACCATATGTAAAAGACAGAGAGTAAAAGTATTCCTACAGCTTGTAACAGACCGAAAATCTTAGACATCCAATTGAGCCTGTTTAGGTAGATAATTAAGTTCCATGAAGTCCATCTGAATCTTATCTTTCAGTGACTTGTTTATTAGTGATGCTACATCTTCTGGTTCAAGATAATTTTCCTTACAATATTCTAATACCGCATCCATGTAGGAAATTTTCTTATCACGCACCAACTGTTCAATATGTAGTGAAAATTCGTTTGCTGTTTTAAACATTCTTAGCCTTATTGATCCAGTACTCAGCAGCTTTGATTCCACTCTGCACTTTGTCGTACTCTTTCAATTTTGTTTTGTATAACTTCCAAACTGGAGTATCTGTTCGATCGGGATCCATTTTACGCTCAAACTTTTCCAGAAACATAGAGAAGAATTTATCTAGTTTCATTCTTTCCATAATGAGTGCATTTCGTTCCTCAACCCAATTCATATACATATTATACCTTATTTTCCATTGCAAGACAAGTTAGTAATTCTACCCTCGTAAAAAGCCAAGTCGAAAGATAGTGATTCATTCTCGTTTTTCAGAGATTCAATTTTAGCTTTCATACATTGCATTTCGTCATAATGACGTTTCATCAAGAGTTCTAGTTGTGCTTCTTTCTCTGAGCACTTAACACAAAAGTCACTCATAGTTTAGCCTTGATATATGCAATGACAGCTTTTGCTTCTGACAAGTCTGACATATTAACAGCTTCGTCAATATAGTCCAACTGCATGTCATGAAGTTGGTTTAGTAAGTCATCTATAACAACTCGCTTATTCATTATCCTCTCCTCATAGTGGCGATCTCGACAGCTTGTTCATCGCTGAAGATTGGCACAGCATTGGACTTGTGCATAGTGCCAATACCTTTGATTGCAGAACCAGTGTACACTGGGTTTTCCTTCTTAGTGCATGGACCACCAGTGAATGGAAGACTTGGAATCTTAGGCGTCTCACGACGAGCAGTTTTCCCAAGTGAGTATGTCCAACCGTCATCCTTAGTCTTAGCTACTGGCTTCTTCGGCTCATACTTCTTAAGCATCTTCTCCCAAGAAGATTGCAATTCACGTTGTTTGGCAGTTGGCTTTTTAGCCTTACGCTTTTTGGAAGTTGTGTGTATAATCTGCATAATATAATTATACTCCAATATACAATTAAAGACAAGTTTACCAGCTAGAGTGGTAGTAAAAATCTACCTTTGTAAATGCAGGGTCTGCAAGAATCTTCTCTAGACGCTGGACAGTATATTCCAAGTCTTGCTTGTACCACTCATCATAATCAGTGCCACCAAAGAAGAATCCACTACGAGTCGGCAGTAGTTCTGCAGCAAGACTGATGTCGGAGAGTACTCGCTTACACACATCAATCAACTCTTGCAGTTGCTCTCGACTAACCCAAGTTTCTTGGCACTCATCAACTCCATCTTGGATGTTCTGAACAAACCAGTCGTGGATGGCATTGGCTTTACGCCAGTAGGCGACACGAAACGTAACTTCTTGTGCACCGTAGTCACCGTCTTCAATTCCAGTGACACCAAAGATGTCGTTAATCTTTTCAATTCGCTCAACGTCAGCAGGATCAAAATACTTGCTCATGTATTTCTTAGCCGACAGGTACATATCCAAACCCATAATATATCTCCTTAATTAAACAACAAAACCAGTGGTGTCTTTTTTGGCTTTACCTTTGGCTTTCAAACCAACGATAACATTTTTCTCATCTAAGAATCGCAAGTCAGTGTCATCA